AGTAATCTTTTTAATATACTTTTCATCATGGTATAATCTCCCCTGTTTTGCAATTGATATTAACCACATACCCGTTTATGATTGTGGTACATGGCAGAATGGGCGGCCTGAAATCTTCGCCTTCCGGATCTTCCGCCCCTGATAATTTAGCGGCAATTTTAGCTTCGTTGTAATCGTTCAACTCCCTGGCAATTTCGCTTGCCTTTCGTGCCAGCTTCAATGCTTTTACTTCCGTCATTTCTTATTTTTTAGCGATTCCAAATATTGTACCCTGGATTCAATAGACTGCAAATTTTTCTGTATTTCCTTTAGCATTTCCGTTGCATCTTCCAATGCCTTATCTCTGAATGTTCCTTCGGTTCGCATCTGGATAACCGCACCGTTTATATTCCAAAGGAACCCAAAGGCGGCGATAACCAGCGCGGCTGTAAGACTTTGTAAAACGGTTTGAATGTTTCTAAACATTTCATTACGATGCTCAGTATTTATTTCCTTGCTTTCCATTTGTTGCCGCTGTGTTTAAGTATGTAACAATTAATTTTGCTGAATCGGGTTAAGCAACCATGTTCTGCCACTTGATAGCATTTCGGTTAACACTAATCCCTTAGCCGCGAACCTTTCCGCTAATTCGTCATACAGGTAGGTTGCGATTAACTTTTCCGGCCCTGCCTGACTTTTCTTAATTATAAGCTGCGCAACCAACCCCGGCCAGGGACTTGTAGCTGTTGCCAATTCGTTAAAATAATTGTACCCTGTACCTGTTTCCAACTTCATCAATTCCTCTGAAAATCGGACGATAAAGCCCGCTGTAAGGCGTGTTGTTACTACCCGTGCCGAATCATTGCCAACACCTAAATATAGGCGAAGGCTGTCCCGGGTTGCCGCATCTGCTAAGGTGTTATTTCGCCTTAGCACGTCACCCATAAAGTAGATGTGCTTTTCTTTGAAGGTTAAGGTAATTGGTAGCTTGCTGCTGTCCGTTTGGGCTGATGCTGTGATGCTGATTAGAAGTAGAAAGATTATGGTTTTCATGTTTGCTTGTTTTATTAATTGCTAAGTCTTTTTACTGTTATGTATGTGCAATTTGGCTGCGAAGCCGTTGCTGTCAGGTAATTTATTGCCGCCGAGTTTTGGCTTGCATAGCCCTGTATGGTGTAGGTGACCGTTCCGCTTGTAATCGTTACGGGGGTTGATGACATAGTTATAGTTATCTGCCTATCCCCTGCGTTTGGTATTGCGCCATGCCCCGATGAAATAGCCGTAGTGCCGTTGTAAATTCGGGCTGCATAAAGGTGCGTTGATGCCGCTGTACCTGTCATTGAAATGTTGCCGCTTATATCCCAAGTACCAACTCCAAGTGTAACTGATGGCCCGCTGTACCAAGTTGAGGAAGTTGTCATTGTTACGTTTGAACCTGTAAGGGGAACTGAAATATTGTCAACCCTGCTCATTGGCCGCCATGCGGAACCGTTGTAAGTGAATAGGTCGAGGCTATCTGTGTTGTAATATTGCAATCCCGTAACAGGGCTGCTAATGGCCTGCATTTGTGCATTTGTTCCTGATGGCCCTTTGAACCCGCCACCCGTTCCGTTTATTTCCACATACGCCCCGCTTGCGATACTTGTAACCTCGGATGTGGTGGTATTGAAAATCCATTGGCCGCTACTGTTTCGGCTAAGTACATTATACCCGCCACCGCCACCGCCCGCACCAGTTGAAGTACTTGCCCCTGCCCATACCGCAAATTGGTTACTTCCACTTAATGACATTGGTTTTGCCCCTGCGCCTAAAACGGTATTGTTATCCCCCGTCATGCCCGATGCTGTACCATTGCTGCCTGAATAAAATCCAAGCCCCGTATTATTTCGCCCTGTTGACCCACGCAACGAATAGAATCCAAGCGCCGACCCTCTATGCCCGGTAGCGCCGACCCCCGAAGTTGCTCCTATATAAGTTGCGCCATCCGTATTGCCCGCTAAGTCCCCAGCAGATAATCCAACTCCCGTATTATCGCCCCCCGAAGTAACGCCCTGCATTGATTGGCTGCCAAGTGCTGTGTTGCCGGCCCCTGATGTATTGCCACTCAATGCGGAATTGCCGACTGCTGTAAAGTTGCTGCCAGTAGTGTTACCCGACCCAGCGGATTGACCCACCGCCACCTTTGCGTTCCCTGTTTGATTGCGCCTTAAAGCCCCTACCCCTATTGCTACATTATTGTTGGATGTTGATGAATCCGGCCCCGTTGTGCCGTTGCCCATAGCCTCGTAACCAATCGCGATGTTGTTAATGCCCGTTGTATTCCTGTAAAGCGCCCTGTCCCCTATTGCTATATTCCTGTAACCTGTTCTCGCTCTCAATTGACTTAGGTAACCTACTGCAATATTGCCCGAATCAGCTAAAGCACTTTGGTTAACGGTAGCCGCTTCCGTTGTCAACATTCCTGCATTGAAGCTGCGAATATTACGGGCATTGTAACCTGTTCTTAAAAGGGCAATACTATCAACACCAACCTTTGTATTTCCAACACTATCCACATAATTTTTATCGGTAAAACTTCGTGTTGTATAAGTTGAAGCTACATTGGTATTATACCCCGTAAACCCTGCGAATACCGCCCCCGTTGAGCCGCCTAACCCATACCATGCGATAGGTGCATTGCTGCTGTTTACGTGCGCCTGACCTGTCGAAGTCCTTACACCAATTGTATCAAGCCGCCCCGACATAATCGAAAACCGCTTACCCGTTTGGTAAGCATCTTGGTTTAAAATAACATTAGCATCTAAACTACCTTCCTCTGTAAATTTATACCCCTTCCACGCCGATGCTGTTCTTTGCATTACCCGCCCGCTATCGGTATCGTAAACAAGCAACCCCGTTGCAGGGCTGCTTATTGCTACCCTTTGAACGGATGTCATACGGGGTATTAACGCTCCTTTGGTTGTGCTTGTAAGGTCAAGAATTGCAGTTGATACGGGGGCTACCGTTCCAATGCCTACATTGCCATTTGCTAATATCCGCATCCTTTCCGTCATAGTTGTTGCAAGACTTGTGCCGAATACCAAATCCGATGAACCGCCTCCGCCCGCATCTGTCCTGTAAGAGTAAATTTCACTGCCTACCGAACTATTCGATGTGTTACCCGATAGAGATAGCAGCAACTTAGCCGTGCCGCCTGTACCTAAAGTATTTTGAACTTTTGCAGTAATAATACTTGCAGAGCCATTAACGTGCAATTTATCCAAAGGCAGAACGCCCGCCAACCCTATGCCAACCTCCCCCGTAGGAGCAACTACAAGGTCATAGCTTGTAGAATTTGTACCTGTCGTATTGCCCGCCTTTACGCCAAATGCGGCATATGTGTTAATTGCTGCGGAGCCATTGCCGCCAACCGTCTGCCGGGAAAGCGTGAAAATATTAGCCCCCAAGTTACTTACCCCGTTTATACCAGTATTTACTGTTTCAAATAAGAACCTTAGGTTACCATTAACATGAAGTTTTTCTAAAGGTAATGCAATGCCAATGCCTACATTGCCGTTTGTTCTGTCGTAAGTCAATGTACTTGTATCCTTGACCTGCCCGTTTGCGCTGAATACAATTCGGCTGTCGTTCAATGTGCCGCCGATCCCGCCGCCGCCACTCCCAGGCCACCTATCCATCGCAACAATATCGCCCTGTGGAGATGCCCATGCTAAAGGTTTATAAGTTGTTGTATCTGTCACCTGCGCAACATCGCTCAGTCTAACCTTCCCGCCAAAATACGATCTGCCGCCTACACCAAGATCAAAGGAACTTGCAAGTGTGGCATAAAAATTAACCCGCAAAATAGAATTTACTGAGTCATAAATTAGCCTGTTGCTTCCGTAAATTCTATTGCCCACCGCAAACAAAACGCGGTAATTCGCATTGCCTGTACTATCAATTACAGGTGTAAAATCCGTACTATCAAGACCGCCGGTAATCGCTACCCAACCGAACTGTCCTTTTGCATACAATGCATTCGCGCACGTATCAAAGTATAGCGCCCCGATTGAGGATTTGCCGTACTTAATATCAGGCATTGCAATGGTATCACAACCGCGCGGGATAATCAGGATGGTATCGCCTTTGATGCCCTTTGAAAATTGGGTAGGGCTGTTATTTGCCTGCCATGTTTGCGCCTGCAAACCAAGCGCCGCCAAAAGAAAACAGATTAATAATTTTACTTGCATATTGCTGTTATTACTTCGCCTGAAAAAAGATTATTACCAACGCCCCACGTTACCGCCCCTGTCGTGCTGTTATGTTTAAATTCCCTTGTCATCATTGTATCACCTTCCACCCAATCAGCCACCGGCACAGGTACACCTGTTACCTGTACTTGTGGCGTAACTTCCCTGATTAAAGTTAGGATAGTTTTGCCTATTAGAGTTGCTAAAGTGAAAGTATTGCTATCCGTTTCGTTTTCAAATTGGATTAAAATATAGTCCCTGCCTGTACTGATTATTTCCACCGTATCGGCTGGCAATTCGCTTGCAGGAACCGCGCAACGGTCACCCAAAAAGTAAGTGCTTATACCTAAGTCAAAAGCAACCCCTGCAACATAGTCCTGTGTATAATCGCTTATAACGGTAAGCCCTGCATCGCCATCTGTAAACCACGTATCTGAATATGCAGGATCGCGAACCAATGCAACCATATCTTCCGCAATGGAGTGCATATCACTAATTACATCCTGCTCATTCAGATTGGTTTCATTTGCCCTGTTTACAAGATCCAAAAGATAAAACCTGAATGTGTGCGTTAGTAAGTGATTGGTACTACTCAGCGCCCCGCTATTGTGTTCAATTACACAAATCGGATAGGTTACTTTTTTGCCACCTTCAGCAATGTATTCACTTACACTTTGGACGTAAGCAAACGACCTTAACTGTTTGTGCGCCCCTACTATCGCGCTCAATCGGTTTATTACCTGGTTTAATGTCATGTGCCTGCAAAGCTGCTTTTAGTTTTTCCTGATTTTTTTTACTTGCTATATTCATTTGCAACAATGTGTTATATATTCCTGTGGATTGTATGGATTGCGCCTGTCGCAATCTGAATCGCCTAAATAAACAGAAAGCGAAAACGTGCCGCCGTAAGGATGGATTGTATCCGCCCGGCTACCCGGATTAATGTACTCAGGGAAATTACCCCGGCTGCCCTCCTCAATTAAATACTTTTTCATTCGCTCCGCATAATATTCAGCCTTCCTTTTAAAGTTATCTGAAATGGTAACCAAATCCGAAAGGGTAGGTACTTCAGTATCTTGCCCACCTGACCGTAAAACCCCCTTATTGAAAAACTGAAAGGAAGTAGTTAATGGCAATTCCATTAACACATAATGAATAAGTGTATCAATGATGTAGTTATTCAAAAGCGTGTCGTAATACCCCGCTACCGTATCCGCAACAATATCGGCCTGCAATTTGTCAAAAAGTGCCGTTCCTAAGATTGGTAAAATGTACATATCCTGCGCCGTTTTTATTTCAGGATAAAGCAATTTTGGGTCTATATTCCCGTGAACGGTTGTGCGTTCGATCAGAATTGTATCGGATATGAAAAGTATGTTTGCGCTCATTTTTCCTTAATTAAAATTTCAGTCATCCAATAATGACGGCAATGGATTTCAATAGTTCCGTCATTATTCCAAAATCCGCCGGTACGTGTAAAAACATCATACCCAACCCTTGCACTTATTTTTTCAATATCTGCCCTGCTGTAAACCCTGCCTTCCTTTTCTAACCCTACCAACTTTTTGCAGAAAGGCCGTGAAGTAGGTAACAAATCCGGCCCGCTTGCCTCCGCCCTTTTTTGGTAACTATACCGCAAAATAATATCAGTTACTTTTGGTGGTGGCAATCGCTTTAAAATTTCATCTGCCGAAGGTTCAATTGTCCTGTTAATATTTCCGTCCGGCTCTTTTGTTTGGGTAATTGCCCCGCCTTTAACCATTTCCGCAATGTTCCGGCTTACCCATTCGCGGGTAACATTCAAAGCCTTAGCGATTGCATCCGGTGTAAGTGTTGCATCTTTCTTTAGCAAGTGCAATATATCGGCCTTCGTAGCCTTACCTGTGGCAGTTTCTGCAAAGGATAAGGGAAACCTATCAAAGACTTCGTAACCCTTCCTTAATTGCCCGCAATGCTCGAACATATCCGCTGTCTGATATTCTCCGAATGGCGATTGGTTACACATCTTCGCCTCCGCTTAAAAATGTTTCTGCATCAATCGGGTTTAGGCCATAACCTTTTTCCAACATTAACAAGGCTTGTGGGTGCGTTAATTCGCCTTTGCCGTACTTCCTAACTATCCGGCTAATGTTTTGCATTTGCTTTCCTGTTAAGTTTTTAAGGCTGTCATTTGTCATGGCCTGTTCGCCGGGCAAAGGTTGGCCGGGAACAACTTCAGGCACTTCGATTTCAATGCCCGCCTTTTCAATCAACCATTTTTGTACAGCCGGATTTGAAGCGGCCAATTGAAGTAAACCGGTTTCACTTAATTGGAAACCAATCGGATCAACTGATTTCAATTCATAGTCATGTTTTACGCCCATGAATTTTACAAGGTAGTTTATACTTTCCTCAAATCTGCTTTGCTTGACTTCAACATAGGTGTTTTTAAAGATTTCAAAGCCTTCTTTTAGCTGTGTACTTTCACCCAATTTTCCCGAAGTCATTACACCAAAAAGCGAAGGGGTTGTAATTCCATGCCCGCTAAAAACTTCCTGTTGTACTGTTTCATTTAGTATTACAAATTGCTTATCCAATTCGGTAGCTGAAAGGTCATTAATCTGAATTGCCTTAGTTGGATCTGTTGCAAATGACAGGATTATTTTACCCGCATTTTCAGCCCCGTTGAATTTTGCTTTCCATTGGCTTTCTATTTTCTTTTTACCTTCCTCATTCGGCTCGCCGTTGAAAAACTGAATAAGTTTTGAAGGGAACATGCCGTTACTAATTGCGCTCAGGTGGTATTGGCTTATCCTGATATCGGTTTCAATGTAATTAATTGAGCCTAAGTAGCCGGGTAATGGGTAACTTTCAGCGCCTGGCCTGTACTCTTTGTAACAAAATACCTGTGGTTTCTTTTGCCCTTTTTCGTCAAGGTCTTTTTCTTTATCAGGATTGAACCCGCTATAAATTACCGGGTCGGTTCTTTTATATCGGTTTTCCCAATCTTCCCTAACTGCATAATTCCCCTCTTTTGTAACACGTACATTTTGAAAAGGCAGGTGGTATAATTCTTGAGGCTCGCCACCAATCCCGTAAACCACTTTCAAATAGTACCCGCCAAATATTTCAACGTCTGTAACCGCCTTAAAACTTAATTCATTCAGCCCCTCACCAAATCCATTGACTTTGTAAATCAGGTATTGCCCTTTTGGGTCACCTTCAATTTTCAGCCCCTTACCGTAGATATACGTAACCTTGCCATTAATAATTGCGTTGTGCTTGCTGCTTTTATTGTAGAGGTAAAGCAAATATTGAGGGTAGGCATTATCTTCCCCAAATTGAATAACATCCTTTCCGGGCAGTTCCTTAAATTCAGGAACCCGGCTATCCGCAAATTTGAACACAATTATGTTATCGCTGGTAGGCTGTATAGGTTGTTGCTTGCTCATATTTTGTTGGTTCAAATTCTGTTGCCTCTAAAAGATACATCTTGCCATATTCCAGGGGTACGGTTACCACTTCCAAATTAGTAGTTTCATAAACCGTATAAAGCCATTCCCCCGGCGGTTCATCCTCAAATACCACTGAGGTATCTATTTCAAATTCATTATACCGCGAAGGGTAAGTGCTACTATCGTCCGCGCTACTTTTAAAGAATGTTACATTTCGCTTTGTTGTGCCATGAATAAACACAAATTTATACAGATAATCTTCCGTCAGGGTTTGGTTTTCCTGAAGCGTCAAAACTATAAACTGTGATGTTTGGCCCTGCTGAAGATGTAACATACTTGCCTTTAAGAGTAGAGAAAAGAGGTTTTGGATAAAAACAGATTTTGAAACATTGTTTCAGTTGTAAAAAATAGTTCTAAAATAATTGCCTAAATATTTTTCTATTTAGAATAATCCCCTTATCTTTGTACTGTTATAGCAATGAAGCGATAACGAAAACTTAGCAAAATGACAACTCAAGAAATTAAATCAAAAGGTCTTATTTGGGGAAGAGGCAATGGCTGCGAAATGTATGTAGTTATTGGCAAAGGCGAATACCTGTGGTACATGATAAGCGAAAAGACCGGAATACACATGATTGCAAATAAAGGTAAGTGCGGGCAAGCGTACGCATGCGAAAGGGTATTGGCACATTGGGAAGGATTTCAACAGTTGCAAAATAATTAAACAACCCGTAGTTCCCGCTAAGTCTGAGGGTTTACCCCTAATCGAAAGGTTAGGGGTTTTTGGTTTGCGCGAAACACCTAAAAACAAAACCTCCCACGTAGAAACGCAGGAGGTAAAATATTCCTTATAACCCTTTTAAAACTATAAACCAAATTAACCCGGTGTTTCAAGTGCGCTGTAAACCGTTGAATTAACCTCATAGGCAGGTTCAGGTTCCGCCCCTGTTAATACCGGCTTGTAACCGTTGTGATCCCCGAAAGCCCGTCCGCTACCACCAGGCCCGCTATTAGTCGAAAGCCCCATTGTTGCACCCAACATCATTGCGGTTCCGTTCCGGTCAAGCGTAATCGCTATTACCCGGTTTGCGGCCAATAGTTTCACCATGTTGCGAGTTGCAGCATTCATTTTATTGAGCTGCATGTTCAGGGTTTGCGCAAAGAAGATTGAACCGTTTTCATCTGACCCGGTTGGCTCGTCTGTGTAATCCGCTGTTTGTGGCAGATGTTCAAATTTATAGAACCTTTTGCCGCTTGCCTTAGTTATTCCTGTCACCACGCCGGAAGCTACTACAAAGCTGGAAACATCGGCAAGTGCTATAAGGTAAACTTCCTTTAGCCCTCCCATTGAGTCCCGGCAATCCAGCGTTATTCCTGATGTTATTGCACACGCCATATTGAAAAGATATTAAGGCCGGAGTTACCCGGCCATTTAATTAAGCTAAAATAAAGTTCACAATCTCACCAGGGAAAGCAAAGTTAACCCCGATTTTTGCGGCTGCATGAAGTTTCACGTTCATGTCATCATCCGAATACCAAATCTTAAACTTGTTTTCCTCGCCTTCCAGGTCCGTACCTAAAAACAGGTTTGACATTCTTATACCAACCATGCGATTAGTATTATCCAAACCATGCACCGCCGTAATCCGGTAATTTGTACCCGGTATGATAAATTCCCCGGAAGTACGATCCGCATCGTAATGAAACAGGTTAAGGGCAATGTACGCACCGATTAAGGTTTCAAATACATCCCATCCAACAAAAATGCGAACATCCGATTTGCCTTTCACTTTTGCGGGCAATGCTTTCCACATTGCATTGGTTACGGCTACGGCGTTTGAAGCTGTGATGCCACCGGTTACAGGAACCAGTCCGGTATAACCGCTTGCATTGGCTTGAACAACCGAACCCGAAGCCGCATTAAGCAGTTTCAAAATCCCGTCAAACTTATTCATCAGGCCGTTTGAACCTGCGCTGCCTGCTGTGTCTGCTTGCCAAATTGCAACTTCCAAAGCCTCTGCGATACCGCTTGCAATTTCGCCGGTAATTTTTTCCTCAAAAGGCAAATCCTCATTTGAGCTGCCCGCCTTCAATGCTTCCTGTGTGTACTTTGCATTCAGGTCTTTTTCGCAAAAGGCTTCCTGCACTTTCCACGGGCCAACGGTTACCACCCTTTGAGTAATAGCAGTTGTTCCGGATGCATTAAACCCGCAGGTTGTATCTGCCTGGAAAAATGGGGTATTGCTAAGGATGTTAATCGTTTCGGACGATTTTACCTTAGTCATTACATTGCCCTCATTCAGAATGAGTTGCTGTGTTTTCGCATCGAAGTGCGAAGCGGAAACAAGAAGATCAACATTCTGCCTGGTGTAATCGGCTAAAGTTCCTACTGAAAATGCCATCGTTATTAATTTTTAAGTGTTTCTAATGTTTTTGCGATCCGGCCAAACCTTTCATTTTTGCTTTCAGGTTGTGCTTTGGTAAATGTTTGCTTTGGTTTTTCAGGCTCAACGGTTGGAGTTTTTAAAACCTCTTCCATCAATCCTACTAACATTTTATTTGCGCCTTCCTGTTTGGCAAGTGCAGCCGTATATTTTTCCATTTGCGCACCAACCGCAGCGGTTACCGCTTCCTTTACCATTTGCTCAATGGTTGCCTGTGATACAGGTGGTGCGGCCTCTTCGGCGGGTGGCTCTGTCATTTCGGTAGGCAATGCGTTTAAAGCGGTAATAAGCCCTGTTTCATCAACTACCAATGTTTGACCATCGGATAGGGTATATTCCCCGGCAGGTGCAGCAGCGCCGCCAATCATAACCGTACCGCCTACTTCTAAGGCGCTAACCTCAATCGGCGTACCATCGGCTAAAGTGAAGGCTGGTGATGTTTCCTCAGCAAGTCCTAAAAAGACTTTGATTTTGTTTAAAATTTCATTTTTAGTTTCTGCCATACCTTAAAGAGTTGATAAATTGAGAATAGGTTAAAATAGATTTATAAAATATTTTCAAGTAGTGAACCGATTTGGTCAAATATTTCGGCTTTGGTTTGCTGTTTGCGCTTGTATTTAAACATCCCTTCCACGCTCCAGCCCTTTACTTTGCCATCCTTTACAAGCTGCCAGGCTTGCGGATTATTCACCTTTGCGCCCAAAAACCATGTGCCATCCGGGTAATCGCCGGGCATACCGGGTACGCCTTTTGCTTTATCCTGTATAAATGATTGGAAAAAAGTAACGCCCGGCAATTGATGGTCGGCGCTGTGCATCAGGTTTACATTCTTTTGGTAACCGTTTTCAAAGAATTTCAGGGCTATCTTTTCAATGGTAGGCCGGTCAAACTTTACAAAGAACTCACCTATTCCCGGTTCATTCCTGTAAATTAGCTTATCGGGAATCATTGCCGCCCCGATTAGGATCTGTTCATCTTCATTGGTTACGGCAAAGCCCAAAGGAATAGCCTCGGTAAAGGCTGTCCAGTTACTTTCAATGGCAGGTTTATCCACCATTGCCACATAGTTTACTTCCAAATCCGAATCGCCGGCTTCGTCAATTTCCAATAAAAAAACGGGTAAATCCTTCGCCATACCCATTAAGAGTAGGTAGGTAGTGGTTTGGGTTAAGGTAGAAAATGAAAAACCCCCGCCGAATTGGCAGGGGTGCATTTAAGCGGGTAGTATTGGTTTACTCGATAATGGTAATTTCGTGAACGGTTGGATTATAATACGCCCCCATATTGCCAGCCGCCTTATGTGCTAAGTCCGGGCTTTCAAAAACATCGCCTAAGCAATACTGCTTACCAAGTTTTGTATAAATTACAATCCATTCTTTTTTTTCGGTTGGCGCCATAGTAGAAACGGCGTAAAGCCTATCTTCAATTCGTTCAATCCTTTCTGTAAGCAACTTTTCAACACCATAAATCTTATCTGAATAGCAGGCTTTTACTTCGGCAAAGTGTTTATTAATCAGGTCAATTACTTTTTCGGATTTGGCCATGTTAAGAATTTTGAATGGTGATGGGAAGATCGTAATCGGTGAAGGTTCTATAATTTTTGCTAAAATCTGCAAAATCGCTATTAGCAAACCTCCATATCGTTTCATCTGCATCCGTCAACGGGAGGCCATACCTTTCCCTGACCATGTAAAAAATATTTCCGTCACTTCCTTTCATCAATTTAGGAAAACCCTTTTCCTGAGGTTTAACTTCGCCAAGTGTTACTGTAATCATGTTTTTATAGTTTTGCCAAAGGTAAGATATATTTTTCTATTTAGAAAGGAATAGAAGGAAAATATATTAACCTCACGAAAGCCGGGCTGCGCGGTTGACTCTTCGTATCATTTCCTGATCCGATGAAACCTCGGAGGAAACCACGTAAGTTTTATAGGCAGCATTACCTATGGCATTGAGCGAATTGGAATCCAGTTGCGTTGTACTTACCTGCGCCTGTGGTATTGGTGGAGCGCCCGCAGGTGCAAGGTTCGGAACCGCGCCGCCTCCGCCTGATTGACCTGGTATCTTTGTGGAAACAATCTTTTTAATATTAATCAATGCAGCCGCACCAACCGCCGCCGCTGCGATAAAGTTAAATGGAGGTGGTGCGCTTGCAAGTGCTTTCTGTACCCCTAAAAACCCATCAATAGTAGCCTGAGCAACTGCCAAAGCCTTGCCCGCAACTGTCTGCCTGCCTACCACATCGGCAAGCGTACCCAATGCACCGGAAACAATTTGGATGTTTGCAATCTGTTGGTCTTTCTTTGCCTGATCCAAAGCAATTGCCGCCAATTCAGCTTCGCGCTTTTTCTTTACATTTTCCTCCGCCCATTTTTCGGCCTGTATTTCTTGCTCCCTTGCCAGCTTATCCTTAGCCGCCTTTTGATCCGCAAAAGCCTTTTCAAATTCGGCAAACTCTTCAGCTTCGCTTTTTTGGCTTTCGCTGTTCATCTTCCTTTGAGCAGATAGAAATTCCTGGTGTGCTTTTAATGCTTCCTCCCTTTCTTTATCCGCATCCGCCTTCCTTTTATCCGCCTCTGTTTTGGCAATGGCATTACTCGAAAGAACCAACCCCGCCCGGTCATTTTGCATTTTAAGCAAAACCTTTCTTTGTTCCTCCGCTACTTTTTCGCCTTCCGCCTTTGTTTCCTCCGGGTCAAAAATCAAACCTGCAACCCAGCTATTAGCCTTTTCGGTAGCTTCCTTCCCGTTAATCTTAAAGGCAATATCAACCCCTGGAATCTTATTTAAAACCGATACAATGCCATCAATGGTATCCGTTGCGAAAGTGAAAAGCGTCCTGATAGCCTAATTGGTCAGTTTTTGCATTTTCAGCCTCTAAATTTTCATTGGCTAATTCATTCAGCTTTTTGCTTTCCTCGCTTACCCCGCTAACCAATTCCTTTATATCTTCCCAATATGCTACAATCGTACCCAATGCAACAACAAACAAGCCTATTCCGGTAGCTGCCAAACCTGATTTTATCCCGGCCAATGCCTGTTTGGCAATCAGTCCAAAGTTTTTGAAAGCATCCCCGGCATCCGCAATTGCGTTCAATCCCTGTGTGAGTGCTAATGCGGATTGAACCTTTACCATCGTTTTTTGCAAATCCTCACCTTCCAAACCTAACAAAGATGCAGCGCCGGTTAATGCAGTAAACCCCCCTGCAACGGTATTGAGCACCCCCGCAAATGCCTGAAACTTTGCGCCCGGATCGAATAGTTTAATTCGTGCATTTGCGTCCCCTATTTCATCGCGAAGCAAGGCTACCTTTTTAGCAGCTTCAACGGCCTGTGGTGACATTTCGCCAAAGGAACGGCCTAAAGCAATCGCTTCATTTTGCGCTGCCTTTAGCTCGGCTTTAATTGACCCCACCGTTTTGGCTACCTGTTCACCGCCTTGTGATTGGAGCCTAAGACCCACTACCTGATCTGCCATAACTAATCCTTTTTTCTTTTTGTTCGCTTCTCAATAGGGGTTGACAACGCCCTTTCAATTGACCAATTCAGCCTACACATTCTTTGAATAATTGGTTCATACTTTAACCCGAATGTTTCACAATAGTTCTTAAGTGAATACCATTTCCCATCTTTTTCTACCCTTATCGTGTCTCTCCTGTTAAATGCATTTTCCTTTGGTGTAACCAATCTGCAATTTTCAGGACAATAGTTTTTTTCATTGTCAATCCTGTCTATTTGCAGCCCCACCCGCCAACCATTCGCCACCATCCAATCATAAAAGCATTTTGGATCATTCCTCCATTCACCGCAAACAGTAATTCCACGCCCACCATAATTACAATAGTTATCAGCCTTTTCATAGTAACACCTTTGCTTCATACAAGCCCAAACCCTGTAAATAGGGGAATGCATTAACCCGTGTTTTACCGTCCGTTTATGACCGAGCCTTAAGCACCCACATGACCCCGTCCCCCCCGTTTTTATCCTATAATAATCCCCTACATATTCTTTCCCGCAATCGCAGATACACCTTACTATTTTTCTATGTGTTTTGTCGTGTCCAACAACTTCCAACACTGTCAATCTGTTATATTTTTCCATGTTACAAATATAACATTTTTATCTCAAATACAACTACAATATAATGCGTCAATAGACAATTTCGATGACCTTTAATAATTGTACCTCGCACAAATCGGGGCTGCTCATGTTATAATCGGTAATTTTATGCAGCCTCCAAAGCGCACCATCAATCCAAATCAATTTACCAAAGTCAAGGGTTGCAATATCGCTAACCAATAACCGCATTTTGCACCGCATTAATCTGCTATCCTTATCCGTAATTTCAGCCATGTAAGAACTCCAATAGATGTTAAATTGGTGCGTACTTACATCGCCCGCTAATAAGGTAAAAAATAGTTCCTTTGGTACACCAAACTGAATGTCGTTACTTGGTGCATCAGGGTCATCATAATGGCCTGCATAAGGGTATTCTGTCAATCCGCTAACTACCCCCGTAACATTCCAACTCGTTACCCCTGTTACTGTTTTAGCTTGCAATAATCTAATATTACTATCCACCTGCGATTCGATAAGGTTTTCAATTTTCATTATCGAACTGAATATCTTATCCTCACCTGATCGCCCTACCAATGGAGTTGGTGAAAATGCCAATTCAACGGTTAGCCTTTCATCCTCAAAGTCAAAATCAGAATCGAATGAATATTGCCCGTATGTTTCATTATACCTCTTTTTGTACAGGTCATTATAATAATCGCTGTCATCCTTAAATTTGAAGTCATAAAACCGCGCCGTTAATTGGCTCATTGGGGTAAGCTGAATTGGCTTTGACCTGTCAACCTTTTGCGTCCAATTGATTGAAGTGCCATCGTAAAAATCCACATAAGGCGCAATGTTTACGTGACGCTCAATATCGGGGTCTTCATAAATGTACAGGTTAAACAACTTCATTACACTACTCAGCAAATCCTTTTGCAGTATGTTCTTTGGTATCTGATTATTGAGCGCAATGGTATCTCCTAAAGTTGCGGGTTGTTGAATAGGAACCGAAGCCGACCCGTATAACCTTGCCTCATTTACAGTAAAGTAAGTGCCGCTAATTGGCGAACCGTTCGCCTCAACTGAAACGGTAATAACATCATTTAATACCAGGGAAACATTAATCGGCGTTGCGTCCGTAATAGTATCAATGTTTGCCCCGGTTTCATTTGTTCCATTTGCATCAAAGGTTTTGCTAAAAAGTTCCGTTGCGTTCTTAAATATCTTTACCCGAAAATCTGTATAGCCGTTACTCACATAAGCGCCGACCAAAACGAAATCGAATATAAATGACTGTGGGTTGGATTGATTATAAGTAAATGCAGTATTACCGCCCGATGGTGTGAAAACCGTACTATCAACCGTATCAAAGGAAAGTAAAGCGTAATTGGTAAAGTCATCCAATACTGTTTCATCTGCTATCTTTAACGCCTCTAAAGCCCCAGACTCAAAGATGTTAAGTATCTTTTGGTTATGGGGAATTATAAGCCTCTTAAATCGGTCAGTATCAAACAGGGCGCAAGTGTAAGTGTAGCCCGCTGCTTCAAATATCTTAACTAAGTATTCCCGCAAAAACAAAGCAGGGCGAAATGTACCCACCGCCCAATGTAGTTTCGAGGCGCTGTACCCGCCGTAGTCTATCAATGGATAGTAATACCCTTCGCCTGCATTATCGTTCGCCCAGCTTGCTGAAATGTTCGCCCATGAATAGGTGTGATCGTAATCGCTAAAGTCCAAATCCTGTAACCTGCCCCTACCAATGGAAGTTACCAACCCGTACAATTCGCCGAAAACAACTACTTCATACTCAACCGCCCCGCCGTCAATTACTATGCCTGTCATCCTGATATCACCCTTAAAAGCCTGAGCGCTGTCTTGAAAAATCATGCAACGCGCTTTCTTTGCAGCATTGAAATTGATGTTAATATTAGGCTCCGTTTCATCATAAGGATTGCCGCTTGTAACATCAAAAATGGATCCAAACAGTTTGTTATTTCGTGCAGTGCCGGGTAACACAATGGTTTTGCTGAATGAAGTATTTCGAGCGCCAAAGTCTTTTAAGTCATCCAAAGCAAGGGTAAGCAAAGAACTAATTCCCTGCGTTGCATCTGCCTTTAATCCTTCAATGAATACTTCTGTCATTACCTGAATTGCGTATTATAATCACCACTTAATTCAATATCTAATTCCAACAATTTAAGCCGATCTGCAGCAGCCGTGTTGTATTGGTATTCGTTCGCCGTAACCTGTACCGGTATCCAATAACTGCCATCCGAATAATATACTTCAGGACTGGTTACCAATTGCCCCAACCATTCAAAAGCGGAATCAGTTAGCCAATTTGATGTCAGTTTAATCCGCTGCTTTGCCCTTGTTGCAAATACGGTTTTGCCCTGATGGTACGCGTTATTGGTTGCATAACTTAATGCACCCGATACCCCTAACCTGAAAGGCGCTTGCTCAAATAACTTCCTTTCAATCTGAATACTTTCCCGGCTAACAAGGGTAAAGTCGAATGTATCAAAGCCACCGTATTTATTCAGGAAAGAAAGTTTTCGGTTAGGAAATCGCGGTTCACATCCAAAGGTTATGGTTTTAGTTTGTCCGCTTACCACAATAGCAACGGTACTACCTGCCAGCCCCGTAACAGGTATATGCACAATGCCGGAAGGGTAAGTTATAGGGATGGATTTGGCCGCCCCGTTTTCGGTATAATTAAGCGTTCCCGAACTTTGAGCAAACCAGGGTAACCATGCACTTTCAATTGCATCTATTGTTGGCCGGTCAGTTGCGAAGGTGTTAAGCGCCATGGTAACCGTTGAAGTGTATGGCCCTGCTTTGTAGGTATCGTAATATTGCCTTTCGCTGTCTGTTATCAGGTTGGTGTAGGTCGTGCCATCCCAATCATTACCAAACTTTACCTGAGCTGAAATGAAGGGTTGGTATTGCCCCGAACCTGCAACGGTTGGGAAGTTGTTGGTTAAATAGCTGCGAATAATCGGGCCAATGTCGAACTGGGTAGCAAGGGTATCAGGATCGGGGAACCCTTTTAGCCGTGTAATAAATACCGCATTAACATACACATCCGCAATGTATTTGAAGTTTGGATAGGTTACCGGATCCTGTGGTAATACCGAATCGAACACGGTAAAGTAAACCGGATTATGTGCGCTGCTTAAATTTGGTGGAGCCGTGGTAATTGCATAAGCCATACCTTTAAGAGTAGGTCAGGCAGGAAATGTGTTATGCAAAAAGCCCCACATTTCTGTGAGGCCAATTATATTGGAGGCGACTTCCGGCAATCTCCCGATTGTTAACCCGTTTCACTCCTCCTGTTGCGGCGATTGGAATCGAACCAATGACCTACGGATTATGAGCCCGTCGCGCTACCGCTGCGCCACACCACGCATCAAAAGTAATACTTTATTTGAAACTGCCAAATGTTTCCTGTACGTCAATTCTGAGTGCAGTAGCTACCCCTGTGGCAATATCTTTTTCCAATTCCCGCAAAGCATCCGCCCAAAAGTTAGTCGGTTTCAACCCCTTCCTTTTAATTGACCTTGCAATAACATAAGCCGTTTTGGTACTTGCATCTTTCAGGGTTGCCCTTTTCTTTTCCCTGGTTGTTACAGCTACTTTGGTATTTTTAAAGGTAATATTTTCATGCTGTACCCATGCTTTAATATTTGCCAACATTGCACCGCCTACACCTGGTTTGCGGAATTTGTACCCTTTTGTTGAAGTGCCACCCCGCAGGCCCTGAACCCCTGCATCCACGAACTTGTAATAATTGGCAACGTAAATATCAATGATGGTTACCCCGTTCCCGAATTGAACCAACTTAGGTTTAATGCTACTTTCAAGATGCCCCGAACTAATTTTATCCGCCTTTTGCAAATTATCCCTTGCATCAATTACAAACCTTGCACCCGCCCTGATTACAGCCGAATTTGTCCGGTCAAGGCTTACCCCTAAGTCGTTACGGTTATCGCCTAACGAATCCAAATCGCCGCTACCTAATAGCGCCTGCTGTGCTTGTGCAAAGGATAGTGCCATTGTTAGTTATCTTTTTTTGAGCAATCTGGTACGCCTTTAAATCTTTCATACAGCGCAGGGAGTTGATTTCGGTACTTATACAAAAGCCTAAACATCCATTCATTTTGAGAGTTGGTTAGTTCGCGGGCTGAGTCATTCTCCGCTATCCCGCTAAGATTGTTGCCAAATCTTTTGTCAAAAGACCCAGCAGAATACCTAACGCTCCCTAACGCTTTGCAAATAACGACCTGTTCAATTGTCATGTTAATAAATATTTGCCCGCTTTGCCCTTCGTACTTCCCAATCTGCTTTACCCGAAAGGTACATCAGGCTGTTAATAAATTCAATGCAAGATAGTTCACTTGCATCATTCAACGTCATTCGTTGGTAATCAGCGAACCGTTCGAGATGGATAAGCCATCCAAATTTTTTCTCAAAAGGGTCAGCAATTCCATTTTGTTCACCATCTTCGGGTCCTTCTCTATCTCCTCCGTTATTGCCCGCGTTAGGTGTAGGAAGAGATTGCAAAAAAAAACCATGCTACCCCTTATTGCCGCCAATGGTGCATTTTTCAGGTCATTGGCATATTGCTGATGCTTCTTTGCATCGTACTTTTTAAAGAAGCCCAAAGGCTTTACAATGCAGGCAGCAAGGTTATGCAGGTTCTTTTCAATGCCATCATTCAGAAAGTACTGAATTGAAACATATTGCCCCGCGTTAATCTTCAACGGATCGTAAACAAAGCGGTATTTCCCCCACCTGAATAAAGGTGTACTATCGGGTACTTTGGTGTAAACTTCATCAGCTTTCCGTTTCAATTCGGTAAAGTCGCGCCAATCAAGTGCTTCAATTTCCTCTTCAGTCTTGCCCGAAATCAGGGCGCAAAAAGCAATATCTTTTTCGAGGTCATCTTTGCAGGAAGCCTTAATTTCAATTGCTTGCATCCATTCGGAAACTGTAATTGTTTGCCAGGTTTTCATAAATCAAATTTATCAATGTCAACGTAATGGGTTACATTTTTAAATACACCCTCATCGCATGCCGCGCAAACTACCCCATTATATAAGAATAATTCCCCGATTACTTTTTGCTTGTACTCTTTTGCTCCACTATCGAAGCACGCTGTCAAAACCCACCCATCTGGTAATTTTCCCTTTTCAACTTCGTTCCATTCCATATTCTATTTTTTACAAATGACCTGTTAGCTTATTTAAAGAGTCTGATAAATCTTCGCCTGCTGAATCCAAAAGCGACTTTGTATTTTCCGGTTCTTCATCTTTTACCACCGCAACCACATCCTTTACTATTGCCACTGGAGTTAAAGCAGTTTTAACCACTGCGCTTACTATGTCAGAAAAAAAGCCCATACTTTTTAAATTAAACTATACTCACCCGTTCCGCCCGCCTTCCATTTAGTCAAGGCCAAAGCCAAAGCGCACACGGCATCATCATGAAGCCCGGATGGTGCCGAATACTTTACACCTGATTGGCTATATTCATACTCAAAGTTACTTAATTCATCCGTAATTATTCCATCAGGAAAAGTAATTTTTCTTTGCTGAATAGCCAAAGCCAAAGCCTCCATCATTTGCTGCTTGCTCCGTTGCGTGAATATCACTATGTCCACATCTTTAACCCTACCCACATCTTCGCCAATCGGACCGCCTACACCAGTCCCATCAATGGCAATCGGTACATTTGGCAGGTTTAAAATTGCCTGTGTAGTTTGGCGCCAATCTCTTTGGAACCTGTCAAAGTAGCAAACCTGACAATTTTTATCCAGCCCGATAATTACCGTCCAGTCAAAAGAACGTGCCACATCCACCCCGTAACAAATAGCGGGTTGGTTGGATAATGGGTAGGTACATTGCTTAATGAAATCTATCCCGAATGGATTGGCTATGTTTTCGTTGAACTCCGCTAAGTATTCCTGTGAGAAAGCCAAAGCAGGAAGATCACGCCGGGCATCGTCAATCTCGAAAGGGTCAATACATGGGTTAGTGTACGTTGACATTTGCCATGCCATCCAACCTGGCCTGCCGTCCTTCGCTTGTTGGTGCAATCGGTAAAAATCGTTCTTACCGCGCGGAGTTGACAAAAACCACGCATCCCCTTTTAAATCGGTTAATGTTGCCCTGATACCTTCCGTCCACCTTTGCCATAAGTCTTTAGTAAATGCACACTCATCCAATATTGCCCGCTTATACTTCCGGGACCTACCCGCCAATTCATTTTCAAGGCTCCAAAATTCAATCCTGCCCCCGGTTTGCAATTCTATAAATTGGTGATCGTTTTTCCGTTTGATTATTGGGGCAAGGTCATTTAAACATTCGTTATAAGTTCCGTCCAATAGTTTGTAAGTAGGTGCAAAATACCCTGCCGGTTCGCCGTCTAAAGCTGTTTCAGCAAGTAGATTGGTTGCCATTGCGCTTTTACCCCACCTTCGCCCGCAACAAAGCACATTGAAGCGCAAAGCCTCATTCAGTACTTTCTGTTGGCTGCTGTGGGGCTCCGCCAGGGTTATTACCTTTTCTATCATATTTGACAGTTATACTCATTTCCTTGCTACCGCTTTCCTCTACCTTGTCTGTGTACATTTTCAAGTGTTTGCCCAATAGCTCCAAAGCCCTGTTTGCGCCCTGCGAATCAAACTCCCAAACATCGTTACCCGCTTCATCTTGCTTTTGAGCCATTGCCTTTAGCTCCCCGTTCCATTCCATTACAGGAACTTTTTGCAGGCATCTTTGGGAAACTTCGATAAGATTGTTAACCACGAAATCAGCATCAACAAGGGTGCGTTTGCTTCGCGCGTCCATCATTTCCGCTATTCGTGCGCGGATTTCGGGTTTCCTAAGGTTTTCCCATCCCGTACTCCATGCCGTATCTTGACTATATCCCGCCCTTATTGCGGCCTGAGTTGCATTCAGGTCCACAAGATACTCAAGGCAAAATGTTTCCATTTTCGCGGTCATTGTCGTTCCCTTTTATAACTTAAACTTCCATTCCTGTAAGCCCCTGCATTTTCAACATGAATTCCCCAATACTTTGCAACCATTTCTGATTTATCATACCCGTATTCATTGCCTGAAGCATGAGGGTGCGTATGTGAAGCTAAGGCGTTTAAAGCGTAATAAGTCTTAAATTCAGCCGCCCATGCCCTTTCAAGGTAATCCAAATCAACCGGCCCATACGGGAACATTGATTCATTGAAGTAGCCTACCTTGTCAATTATCGCCTTGCTCATTAACCAATTCCCTATAACGTGTTCATTGGTTAAAGTGTTGCGGGTACAGTCCAAAGGGGTTGCGACAATGCCGGCTTCTGGGTAGTTTATTAATGCCTCAAGTTTTGTACGCAGCCAACCTTCAGGCTCTTCAATATCATTGGCCAGGAACCCCAAAGCATGATAGCCCCCATCTTTAAAAGCATCAACCGCCTGATTTTGAGCATTGGCAATACCTTCCACATTGGTATCAATGTACGTAGCCGGATAGCCCGCTTTGGCAATGTTTCGGTAAAGTATATCGGTTGGCCGTGTGCCGTAAGTAAGGCAACTAATAAGAATTTTCATCTTTCAAACAATTTACAATGGTGTGTAATGTCAATTTTTTTATATCCTTTTTCAGCCAACAATTCAGCTACCCGATTCCATCCAACTTCCAATTTGTGCGTACCATGAAAATCACTCCAATTCTCCCCCATTTCGGTTAAAGGTGCTTCGAAGTAAATATGCTTTGCGCTAATTGCCTTAACCATTTCGGATAAATGGGCAAAGGAAAGATGCTCAATAAAGTGAGTTGCAAGAAACAAATCGCAAACAATCGGCTTTACATTCCACCAATCGAAGCGGTTAAAATCCCTGTAAATAAATCGTACATCTTTACAAACGGTTTTGCGGACTGCAGCCGGGCAAAGTTCGTAAGCCTCCCATGAATAAATAGTAGGGTCAACGCTTAAAATAGTTTGGGCTAAATTACCCTTCCACGCTCCGGCCTCAATTACAGTAAGCGGTTTTAACCATGCCATAACATGGGCAGCCGCCTCAATGTCATAGTGCGCCTGATCGGGATACAACCCCTCTAAATGGTCGTGGTAATCCTGTTGTTGCTCAAATGTCATTGAGTCGTATTGTTGCCTCCAGTCGTTAAATGTCATAAGTTTTTATTTCCCCCGAATGTGATTGTCATTTTATTTCCCTGCATATCAAGGCTAATATCATGCGAATAGCACCCGACTAAGGGTCCTTTATTTTCTGCGTCCTTATAATCAAGGTACAGCTCATAATAATTTGACTTATGGCCAAACCCGATTCTATGCAGCCTTGCTTTGCAAAACTCATAAAAATCGCTTTGTGATTCAAACTCATACCCAAACTGCTTTAGACTTTCTTTTAGGTATGACTCTAAATGTGAATCAAACTTTTCTGCCGCCTTTCTTATTATATCAGAAACAAGATTATTGTGGCCTTGAATTAGGCCCTCTAACCCAGTGACCGCAACCTGTAAAATAATATTTGCATTAGCCATGATTATTATCTCCTATAATTCTTGCAGGTACACCCGCCAATTTTGTGTAAGGAACCAACTCCGTTTTTTTGGTAACTGCCGCGTTCATCCCAATCATTACACCTGCCGGAATTGATAACTTTTGATGTATGCAGGCATTCAATCCAACATTTACACCATCATGCAAAACAACATGCCCGCCAATCTTTGCCCCGCATGAAATGGTAACATCGTTCCCAATTGCCACGTCATGGCCTACGTGTGCATGTTTCATAAGATAACAATTTTCGCCTATTGTCGTGGGTGCAATTGCTCCGCTGTCAATGGTAACCAGTCCTGTTATGGTTGTGCCTGCCCCGATTATTACGCCGCAATCGTTATGCTCCTTGCCTTTCCATTCGGGAGGATACCCGATAATGCACAACGGCCCGATGTAGCATTTTTCACCAATGGTTACGAAATCACCCAATACCGCCGTTGGATGTACGTAGGCTGTTTTGTGTATGTTTTTCATTTTGCTTGTGCTTTTTTTCTTAGCCTTATATTTTTCAATTTCAATTCAGTATTTTCTTTTTGCAGTCTTTCTACTTCATTTGAAATTATTGAAAAATCATATTGCGCAACGTACTCTGGTGGGTATGCATAGCACCCTGTTGCATTGAATTTATTTACTTCTACTTCTTTTGGCTTAAGTAATTCATTTTCTGCAATTATTTCAGGCATCGTTAAATGCAGGAATTTGTGCAATCTCAGTATTTCGGCTATCATAATTTATTTGTTATGGTTTTATTAAACAGGTACTATTATTTTTAATCCTCTCTTGCCAATCTATCTTATACAGGGCAATTAATTCCTTTAGCCATTCCATAACGCACGGACCGCACCAACTATTATCAGGAACCGCCCTAACCTCTTCGCAGTACATTTTCCAAAGTTCGTGCCGCTCTGCTATTGTTGGCTGCCAAACTTTCACTATCTCCCAATCCTCCCAAACCCCGGCGTAATGGTCGGATATTCTTGCCCGGTTAGATTCAGTCATAATTCTGCAAATTGCTTTTCAAGCTCTACAATCCTATTTTGCTTATCAATTTCCATATTTCCAAGATAAGTTTTTACGTACTCAAATAATTTTGTAGCACCTTTTTGATGGAATTTAAAAGACCCATTTGGAGAATAAACGGCCACCTCTTCAATGTTTTCTGAAACATCTTTATAATTGTGAATAGGGGCAAAACCCAACCCAGTTTTTAAATAGTCTAATTCGTCCTTTATTTTAGCCGCTTGTAAAAACTTTTCATCTGTCATTTGTTAACATTTTTAATCGCGCTTCATTAATTTTGTCAAAGTTATAAACCTGCTCCACATATTCCTTCAATGCCTGCCCTTGCTGCTTTGCAAATTCCCGATCCCTTACCAGCTTCCTGATATGCAAATACCAATCGGTTTGCGTCCGTACATAATTAACCAATTCATTTGGAAATCCTAAGTATGGGTCAACCGCTGAAACCACAACTGGGATGCCCATGTTTGCCGCTTCCAATATTTTCAAGTTGCTTTTGTTCCTGTTAAATCGGGTTGCCTCCAAAGGTATTAGGCAAATATCGGCATATTGGTAAAGTTCATAGTATTTATCCACCGGCCTACCTTCCAGTAAAGTACCGGGCATTTGCAGCCCATTGGTGTAAGATGAAGCCATTGCCGCCCATGTAGGGTCATTGTGTTGAAATCCACCCATTACCATCATGCACTTGTCGCGAAGGTAAGAGTCTGCATAAAGGCGCTTAATTGGGTTGCGCAGAATGGCTATATCACTTTGATGTGTTACGCCGCCTGCCCAAAATAACCTTACTCTATCACCCGGAGTATGCTCCTGTTTGAATTGTGGATGTTGGCTGTCTATGGCATTGGGCAAAACCCAAATCTTTTTATTATAGGTGCTTACTGATTCGGCTAACCTTTCGTGTGTTACACTAACCCCGTCCGCAATTTCGACAAGGTGAAGGATATAGGTAGAAAGGTTTGTTTTTTTGTAGTGGTCGTAAAGTATATGGTGAGGGTCAAGGTCCCAATGGTCATCCAAATCAACAATCAGTTTAAACCCTAATTGATCCCTTTGCTGAATTATATCGCTTAACTTATTGGCCGGGAACAGCCGATTAACGAAAACGACATGAAAACCATTGCAACTTTTTACCGGGCTTGCCTCGCCTATATGGTTCGTAAATACCACGTTAATAGATGGCATTGCCGATAGTGGTACAAATATCCTGTGGTACGAAGGGCCGCAACCGTCATATAGTGCTAAAACATTTACCATGCTTTTTTGATTGTTTTGCGTCCTTCCCGGATTGTGTAGTTAATGCTTTGAATTGGAATATTTGTAACCCGGCTAACTGCCCTGATGCTACCTAATTTGGCGTATAGTTCAAAAATGCCACGTTGATACCAGTTTAACTTTTCCTCAACTTCATTAAACATTTCCTCTTTATCCGCCCCTGATTCGTCCGCAATATTTATGAGCGTTGGCAATTCCTCGAACCGTGTATAATTGTTCACCATCTTAGCAACCTTGCCATATCGTTGCCGTTTCATGTTGGCAATTATGGTCGCTACATACACCTTTAATTTGCCCCGTTCCTGTTTTTCCTCCAGCGTTCCAGGCTTCAGTAACATCAACAATTCAAACAAATCCTGCTTAACATCTTGCTGACAATCTGGGTCAAAGTGGTAACCGATGCAGTCGGAAATATCTTTTGAGTTATAAAGCTGCGTAATCAGGTCAGACATTTATCGGTTAAAAATCTAAGGTAAAGCCCAAATATGTTAAAAACTGTTAAAATTGTGTTTGTTGGAAAAAATACTTTGCTTAATTGATTTTTGGTACGGTATATCGTACTATCTTTGATTTATCAAAAACAAAAAGATATGAATACTTTCCAAGAATTACTTAACGAAACAGTAGCCTACTTTTATAATGAACATTACGGAGCTTACTTTGGTGTAACCCAATACCGTGCCAATGAAAACGGAGATTACCTCGGTGGCATACCTTCAGGCGTTTACTGCAAAGAGACTATGGATAAAGCCGGGATCCCCTACATTGGTGTAAAAAAAGAGACCAAAGGCATTTTATACCTTTAATTAACCAACCACCCGCAGCCCCGTAAGGCTGCACAAATAAATCAAAAAAGATGAAACAAGAAGTTTCCCCAAATCAGTATTGGACTAACGGATGCCATTTAAGGCGCATTCTTTCGGAAGATTCGTTTATTCAGGTTATGGCTGAAGGTTTCGGCACGGATATTACTATACGACAGTACCCAAAGCATATCGGCGGTATAGATGACCTTTTCGATTCGGATTCCGGCTGGATGGAATGCACTCAGGACGAATTTATAACAGCCTACTGCAAAGCGATTAACCGCATTTCCGAGGCAAGCGGCATCGAACATTTGCCGTTAAATTTGGAGGTTACAGCTTATGCCGACTAAATTAACCTTAGCCAGATCAATAAGGGATAAGCGGGTACGTGCCGGATTGTCACAAAGCGAAGCAGCCAAGGCAGCCGGTATCCGCCGCGCTACATGGACTGCACTCGAAAGCGGTGAAGCCAACCCGCGATTAAGTACGATTGAAGTAGTTGCTTATGTGCTTAATTGCGAAGTGGTGGAATTGTTTATGATTGGACCCAGCAAGGATAAAGATGAGCCTTGCGCCCCCGGCGAGTGCGATTGGGTGCCTCTTAGAGATGGTACTACAAAGTGCAGTATTTGCGGGTTTGTCTGCCCGTTTTAATTAACCTTTTAATCAACCAATCATGAGTAACTACCCACCCGGCGCCGCTACAGATTCAGCCGCACCCTGGAATCAAATTGAGCGCAAAACCAATTGGACAGCCCACTACATTTTAGCCTGCGATGGTAATACCGATTCAGAATATGAGGTATCTTTCCCGGCAGGATTGGACAATTACGACCTGCTGAAATATTCGCAATCCTGGTGTAAAGACAAAGGATTTGAGTATTTGGATCATTCGGATACCCTGGATAAAAGCTACCATTTAATTGAAACGGAGGAGTTTTATGAGTAAAGAAAAATAATTAAAAAATATTTTCCTGTTTTGATTTTTGTATTACATTAATCATTATCTTTGTAAGACAAAAGCGGAAAACATGAAAAATACACAACCTTCAATTGAATTAAAAAGCGGAATGATTTTATACTCTCCGGCTTTAAATTGTAACCACATTTTAGTTACTGTTACTGATAAAAAAGTTAGCTACACTCCAGAAAATGGCAGTTACGGACTAAGGGTAAATAAAAACTTAATTAGAATTTTTACTACATCCAGAAGAAAAGCAGAATTATGGATAAACGAATCAAGCTGGATTATTAAATAAAAAACCAGGGGCGCGGCTGTAACGCGCTTTTTTATGAGAGTTAAAATTGATTTACACGAAGCGCAAAAATCTATTGAAAACATATGCTGCTTAGGCGCAATTGTAAAAGAGGAAGATGCAAAAAAACATTTATCTGAAATAAATAAGTATTTGCAAGATATTTGGAAGCAAGTGTTAAAGATAAAAAAATGAATTATACCCCGAAAAGAGGCGGTAAGCGTGAAAATGCAGGCGCCCCAAAGAAAGCCGAAACGGTTGTAAGGTCATACCGTTGCCGACCTGGTGAAATTCCAGCAATTAAATCCGCCATCAAAAAAGAAATTACCAAACTTAGATCACAACAATATGAAACCAATAAAACCACCATCACACCCGGTTAACACCGGCAAAAGAATAAGCATTGCACACGCGATGCAAGTAATTAAAACAAAGCAAAATGAAAAAAATATTCAAATCAATCGTATTCGTTTGGGCAATCGTTTTACTTGGATTACTTTCTTTAATTGGGGTTAGCCCTGATTGGCCGAATGATAAAGATCGTTGGTAAATTATTAACACAATTTGCTAATTAGAAACTATTTGCCTATTTTTGCAGCATGGCAAAGACGCAAATAGTAACGGTTAACCAATATTCCAAAGCATCCGGCATGGTCAAGCAGAGAATTACCGCAATGCTCAGGAACGGTGAAATGCCGCCCGGTATCGTTTCGGGAATAAAGAGCGGCGAAGGTGCAAAATGTGCATGGATTATGCAGGCGCAACCCGGTTGGGAACAAAAGATTAAGATTTTAACACCTTACGAAAGATTGTCTTAAATGAAAAATTATTCCTACTTTTGATTATATTTGTTGAACAGTTCAGGTAGTATGTGGAAGTGCCACCTGAATTTATTGGTAACCTTTACCGCCCCCGTTTCAGTCTTCCACCTGTTTCGGGGGTTTCCTTTTTATGGCTGATGGTAAAAACAAAATAATAGTCTATAAAGACTGGCATCCATTATTTGAACAGCTTACAGACGAAGAGGCCGGCCAACTAATTAAACACTTTTTCAGGTACGTTAACGACCTTGAACCTGAATCGCCTAACCGAATTATTGATATTTCCTTTGAGCCGATTAAGCAGACCATTAAACGCGATCTTAGAAAATGGGAAAATGTCAGGGAGGAAAAGGTGAAATCCGGTTTAGCATCCGCTGAAAAAAGGAAACAAAATCAACAACCGTTAACGGACGTTGAAAATAGTCAACGAAGTTCAACGGATTCAACGGTAAAGGTTAGTGTTAATGTAAGTGATAGTGTAAAGGAAAAAGTAGATAGTGTTGCTGCTAAAGCAGCCGCGCTCGAAAAATCTAAAAATGAATTTATCGAAAACCTAAAGCCATTTAGCCAGCAACACGGCGGACAATTCCCTGTAAAAATGATGAATGCTTTTTATAGCTACTGGACTGAAAAAAACCACTCAGGAACTAAGATGCGGTTTCAGCTTGAAAAAACCTTTGAAATATCGAGGCGGTTGGTTACATGGGCAAACCGTGAGAAATAATTAAACTTTACCAAATGACAAAAGCCGTTGATATTGAAACTGTACTAATTGGCCGGGCAATACTGGAACCAAATGAAGTGATCCCGGATATTTTTAACCTATTGGAACCAAAGCATTTCTACAATGATTTTAACCAAACTGTTTACGCCTGCCTGAAATTCATGTTTGGCAAATACCCCATTGATGCTTTAACCGTATCCTACCAACTCCAAAAAAGGCATGAAAAGAAACCGCTTATCCTGCCATTAAATACCCATATCCCTTACATGGTTGCCAGTACTATTACACCCGTAACCGGATTAGAGAACCCTACCAGGTATGCGGCTATTATTAGGGAATGCTACGCAAACCGCAGGATGCAAACCTTAGCGGCAAGTTTTCAGGACGCTACCTATATGGCCGAAAACCTATTGCAAATTCAGGATGAATTGTCGGAACTGCACAAATTTGAGGTTGATAAAAAGGAATGGGAAAGCATGGGCGAAATGATGAAAGCAATGGCGGATCATGCAATTGAGATGTCAACAAGGCAGAAATTATACACCGGATTT